CGCTACCAGCGGTGCAAACAATACGGGAGTTGGGGCAGAGGCTCTTACTGCTCTTACTTCTGGCGGTCAAAATGCAGCTGTTGGATCAGATGCTCTTAAGGCAAACACTACTGGTTCAAACAATTCATCCGTTGGATTTTCATCTCTTCTGAGCAATACTACCGGGTCTAGTAATACGGCTGTTGGCAAAAACGCTCTCCAAAACAACACCACTGCCGATGACAACGTAGCTGTTGGTGAAGATGCGCTGAGCGCAAACACTACAGGCTCAAAGCTGACAGCAGTAGGTAAAGATTCGCTTCTATCAAATACCACTGGAGTTCAAAACTCGGCCTTGGGATACCGATCCCTTTACTCAAACACCACTGGCAATTACAACACAAGTGCCGGGCATCAATCTCTTTATGACAACACAACGGGCAGCGACAACACGGCTGTTGGCTATTTCGCTCTAACCAACAACACTACGGCTGGAAGCAATACAGCTGTCGGGATGGGTGCGTTGAACGACAATACTACTGGCAATAGCAATACTTCTGTTGGTGCCTCTGCTTTATTGAAAAACACCACTGCAAACAATAACGTAGCAGTTGGCAAGAATGCACTCAGATTAAACACAACCGGGGCTCAAAACACGGCCTGTGGCGCTGATAATCTCAATTCCAATACTACAGGGCAGTCTAATACTGCCGTTGGCTATGATCCTTTAGATTCCAATACTACTGGCTCCTATAACACCGCAGCTGGTGCGTATTGCCTCGCCTCTAATACGACTGGTGATCGAAATACAGCAATTGGCAATGAAGCGCTTCGCTCAAACACTACCGGCACCCAAAATTTTGCGGGTGGTGATCAAGCACTCTACTCAAACACTACCGGATCGCAAAACACGATCATCGGCTATGCCGCAGGTTCCTCCATCACAACTGGCTCTTACAACGCCTGCCTGGGTCACGATGCTGAACCTTCTTCTGCAACTGTAAGTGGAGAAGTTGTGTTAGGCGACGGCAACGTCTCGACCCTACGTTGTAACACACAATCTATCTCTTCACTGTCAGACGCAAGAGATAAAGTAGAAGTAGAACCTTCACCACTAGGTGTTGACTTCCTTGACAAATTAAACCCTGTTAAATTCAAATGGGAAACAAGGGAAGGCAATAGCAAAGATGGAACTTATGAGGTCGGCTTTATTGCTCAAGAGCTGCAAACCGTTCAGACATCTTCAAATACTGAATACCTCAAAATGGTCATAGATGAAAATCCAGATCGTTTGGAGGCTTCTTATGGTCAACTTGTTCCTGTACTGGTCAAAGCAGTGCAAGAGCTGTCTGCAGAAAATGCTGCACTCAAAGCTAGACTTGACGCTGCAGGCATCTGACATCTTTAGAAATGGCCGACACTCCAACTGCCGCCCAAATCGCTGAGCATTACGCTGCTGCGCTTGACAGCGTAACTTTGATCAATGCGCTGATGGCTCAAGACAGCCGCACTACTGAAGAGCAAGACTCTGTAGATCGCAATGTGGATCACTTGCAGATCATGGTGGCCAAAGATTTCTGGACCACGGAGGACATGGCTCCCCTCAATGCAGCAATCAAAGCTGGCAGCTGATGACTCGTCCTGACCCGATGATCCCCTGCAAGCCAGGGGCGCAGGATGTTGTCGCTATGGCAAATAGAGTCCGCTGGATTCAGGCGCTTTACATGCACGATGGTCGCGAGAATCCTGACCACCCAATGCACGGCCTATACACCGGCTTGCATATCAAGTACGCCAATTGGGTGGGGTAACCACTAAACGCAATGGCTGACGCGGCATCGGCACTTTTGCCTAAAGCCTGTAAGGTGGGCTCGAAAAACGCTAATCAACAATCAAATGATCAAGCGAATTGTTTTTGGTGCAGCCGCTTTCGGCGCACTTGCCTCGGCTCCCCTCTCTGCGATCGCAGGCCCCTATGCCAACATTGAGGCCAACGCAGGATGGGCCGGCAGCGATTATTCAGGCGCTGTAACTGACATTCACCTTGGTTATGAAGGTGGAGACGGCGTTTATAGCTGGTATCTCCAAGGGGGTCCTGCACTAGTCACACTCGACGGGGCGGACACTGAGGCTCAGTTCTCAGCAAAAATCGGTGGCGCAGTGGCTGCTTCCTCAAAGCTCTCGGTGTACGGAGAGATTTCAGGCATCACTGGAGATGTTGTGAACAGCTACGGCGGCAAGGCTGGCGTCAAGTTCCTGTTCTGATTAGTCTGCTAAAGCGGACCTGAACACACCCGCAGCCCTCTGGTGTTTCCTCACACCCATCAGAGGGCAATCATTTACAAACCAGCCCTAGTCATGCAGAAGTACCTGAACATTCTTGGGGGCGTTGGTTTTGTCCTTGCTGCTGCCAACACCACGCTGATTGTGATTGCTGTGGTGCGTGGTCCGGCAATGATCGAGCAGAACCTGGACAGGATTCAGGCGTTGATGATTGAAAAGATGCACAGTGCTCTTAGCGATTCTGTGACTGAGGCAATGCCCAGCCAGGTCAAAGAGTTGATGCCCAGTACCACTGGGGTTGCGATCCCCTTCTAGTGCCTGAGATTCCTGAAATTGTTGTTGACAGGGTTTGGGTTAACGCCCCAGTCCTGTCAATTCCTGCTGCGCCTCCGGTGACGCACAACATTGGGGTTCCGATTATTGATATGCCGGGCTTTGACCCGATGGACTTCAGGCCCGAGAAACTTGTGGCTGATCCTGCTCCGGTCTTGCCTAATCCGTCTCCTGCGCCTCCAGCTCCACCAGCGCCAACGCCAATTACGCCGAAACTTCCGCAACCGGCTTTTGATCAAGATCCGAGATGTCCGCCGCTTAGGGCTAAAAAGGTTGGCACGTTAGTAGGTGACGGCGAGAGGATTGCTGGTTATGAAATTCAGGAGGGTGAGTGCAAAGTGCTATATGAAAGCATTCCACTGCCTGAACAAGTGGCTGCGGCTGTCCCTAGCTTGGCTGAGGTGACGCCCGTCGCGATAACGGCGGCGGTCGGCGTGTCTGCCGGTCTAGCGACTCCGCTGCTGCTCAAGGCTGTGAAGCCGGCTGTGAAGAAGATTGCAAAGAAGATCCAGGGTTTGCTGGGTCGTAAGGGGAAACCGGTAAGCGTGTTTGAGAGGAGGCAGGCGCAGCGGTTGGCGCGGAAATAGCGTGCCTGTGCGGCAGAACTTGCCCCGGCTTTGGTTTAATTACTATGTCGGCACAAACAGAAAAATAAGGACTTTTAGGGTGAAATTCTACGCCGCGCAATTTTTGGTCCGCACATGCTTTGAGCCGCGCAAGTTCAAACTCTAAACGCTTTGTGGCTACGATTTGTTCATGCAATCTAATGTTGGCATCAATCATCGCTTTGCATCGTGCCTGGAGCCCACCATCAAGCGGGATTGTGGCTTGTATTGATAGCCCACCTGACCAACTGTGTTGATCCTTCTGACCTGTTCTCTGCGGCATTTCGTATAGAACGTGGCCAGGATTATCAATTCGCCCGTCGTCATCTGTATCCGCTACGTCGTAGACCCTTTCGTTAAACATGCCTTCAAAAGGCAGTTGATAACTTTTAGATCTGTTGATGTATGGCGTGACTATAAGTTGAGGCCCAGAGCAACGTATTCCGTTGCCATAATCATTCGTAAATGATGAACTTGGAGCAATCATCGTGGCCATGTTAGTCACTGAGCCCGATGACGTGGCTGAAGGCGCTGCAGTAGCGGAAACACCCCCAATTGTTTCTGCATTAGCTGGTGAGGCTAGAGCTATTGCGAGAACGAGCTGATAACCTCTTGAAGCTGTTCTATTTCTGTTGTGCGCTGGATTGTTGTCACATTTGCCAGGCCCGGATTCTTCATGGTTTCCATGAATTGAAACGCCTCGCCTGGCCGAACTATTGTCCAGTTTGGTTTTTTGCTGGCGTCTAAGCCTGTCCATGTGTTGATAGTGGTTGAACTTGGAGAAAGAGAGTCACCGTCATGTTGAATGTTTGTGCCTGAGACTGCATACTCCCACCCTGTTTGATAATTTTCAGACCGTATAGTTTCCACCACCTTGCTTGTGGTTCTTGTGTTTGACTGCATAGAACCGCTGGTAAAATTAGGTACGACCGGCACGGATTGTGCTGGCTTTGCAAAAGCAAACGCCTCACCTATCAGGCCACACAACAGCAGAAACAGAACACGCATCAGTCGATGCTGAGTTCAGTCACGAACTGGGCGATGCCAAGAGTGTTCGCACCACCTGGAGTAATAGTGAGCGCCCCTGCTGAACTGACGGTGCCGGCTAAATCACCTGCAGTTCCTGAAGCTGTGGATTGAATGCTTGAGAAGTTGGGCACTGTGCCCGCAGTGATGGCTGATGTTGGAACGACATCGCCTTGCGTGTATGACTGACTGAAACTGAAAGCGTTACCAGGTGTGTCCTGCGTCACAGCGATTGTGCCTGGGGCGTAAACACCGGATGTGATTGTGCCTGCTGAGATGGTGTTTGCTGTGGTGCCATCTGTACTGTCCACACCTGAGCCACTGATGCTGAACGAGCTGCCAATTCTTTCTGCGGTTGTCATCGCACCACCTACCTGAAGCGAAACACTGCTTTGAATCTTGTGATTTAGATCAGCATGTGCTGCTGGGCCAAAAGCCAGCAACGTAACCAAAGGCAGGAAGTGCTTCATTTTGGTGACTCCGTTTGTTCAACTTTAGTCTCTTCCTTTTTCTTTTTTAGCTTGCCAAGAGCAGGTGTGTAAGCCGCCGCCGTCCCAGTCAACAGGCTGGCCGGAAAAGTGGGATCGACAGACTGCGAAAAGATCCCCAAATAATTAGCAGTCAGGATTCCCATGGACCAAAGCAAAATCGTGACGCGAACTGCATCACCCAGCCAAGAGTGATTCGGCTCCTCTTGCTCTTGCTCTTGCGGTTGCACTTCTTTGGTTTCTGCCATGATGGAGTCAGTGCCAAGGTCGAAGCATGGTAGAAGTCTGGGCTGCAGCAGCAGGTGCGTCAATTACCGTGGCGGGGCTTGGCATCACAGGGCTCAAGCAGCAAAACCAACAGGGCAGAGATTCGCTGGTGCGTTTGACCGTTGCCGTAGATAACCTCAGCCGTCAGCTAGACGTGTTGCACACAGATATGAAAAGCGTTGACCAAGAGATCTTCGCCAGGCTTGGGGCGCTTGAGCAGGCGATGGCGAAAGTTGAGGGCCACGCGAACAGAAACTAGACTTTCAGTAGTTGAACAGTTCCAATGTTCCTGATCCTGAAGCCAATTCTGTTTCGGTTTTTGCGGTCTGAGAGTTTGAAGCGTTTGGTTGTAGATCTGATCAAGGCATACGCAAAACGCTCTGACAACACGGTGGATGATTCTGTGGCAGCCTTCCTAGAGAAAAATTTATTCCCACCGGTTGCTGACAAGTGATCCGAAAGCGCGTCATCTTCACAGTGTTTTTGGGGATCACGACGGTTATGTCTGGCGTTATGTTGACTAGTGCTGGCTTGATCTATTACGCAGGTTTTCTTGATGGCGGTAGAGGCTGTGACGCGGCAGCATTGAGCCAATGAGTCCTCGCATAGGGAACCTAATGAGCCTCGCGTTGCTCCCCTTTTTCTCGTTCTTCAGATCTGACAGCCCGCATCAACTCGCTGCAATTAAGGAGCTGGAAGATGCGATGCCTGAAGAGTTGTTAGCTGAAGATGCGGCTTGGTTTGAGTCGTGGAAAGCTAGCGGCATTGCACAGCGGGCGATCGTTCCTTACGTGCACCAATTAAATTTCAAGCGCAATGGTCACCGAAGATGTCTAGACGCATCCGCCGCAATGCTGGCCATTATGTACGGCAAGGTGAAAACCGCCGAAGAGTATGGGGAGGTACGGAAAAGATTTGGCGACACGACAGACATCAAAGCGCAGGTCAGAAGTCTGAGGGAACTAGGCCTCAACGCTGAGTTCAGAGCAGATGGGGATGCGGCTTTAGTTGAAGCAGAAATTGCCAGCGGTCGTCCTGTCATGACTGGCTGGCTGCATCGCGGAAATTTGCTTCGCGGTGAGCCGCCAGAGTGTGGCTCTCAAACGTGTGGCCATTGGTCGCTAATCGTTGGTTTTGAAAAAGCTGGGCAAGAAGGTGATGAACAGTGGGTGATGCATGACCCAATGGGCGCTCCAGACATGGAACGCGGCGGGCACCCCAACCGTTATGGCGGCAAGAACGTCAGGGTTCCGCGCAGCACCTTCAATCAACGCTGGATGGTGGAAGGCCCAGGCAGTGGCTGGGTGATCCTTGTGGATGACGAATGATTGGGGCGCTGCGCATGGTTCTCGCGCCATGAGCTAATTAGCAGGCCGGGCGCCCCTGGCAAGCCTGACTGACCCGCTCATAGAGAGGGAGCGCACACGGTAAACAAAAACTGATCAGATGACAGCAGCAAAAGAGTTCAGACGCGCAGACGCACTGAGGGTCACCTATCGCAAGCCACGCGAAGGCCCACCAAGTTATTTGGTGTGGGTGCCGCATGCAAGCTTCATTTGCTTGACTCCTTCTGATGTACTCAAGGCGGTCAAATGGCCAAAGTACACGCCAACCGGGGCAGCTTTGCGCGAGTGGATGGATGAGATGGAAGGGGTTTCAGTTTCAGCTCTGCAGCCGGCTCCACTGACAAAAATTGAAGGTGGGCTAGAAGATTGAACCTTTATTGGCTGTGGTCCTATCTCGTCGCCTTCTACAGCACGGTGGTTGTTGGCTGTGCTCAGCCCGTCAACTGGGGCAACTGTTGGCCGCCGGACTGGCTAATGCACAGCGTGCATGATTACATACGGGCACGGGTTCCTTATTCAGAGGAGCGCAAAGTTCTTCAATCCTTGAAAGCCCATGAGCTGGAACTGGATGAGCGTTAAGCAAACGTTAGAGGAAGAGCTAACCCTTGAGCGGCAGATTCGATCGATTCACGACGTTGAAGATATTCACACGTTGCATGAACTGTGCAGCGCACTCACTCGTCAGGCTTGGCATCAGTCAAAGCTTTTGAGTCAGGCAGTAAAGCGGATTGCTGAGATTGATTCTGATGAGATGATGCGATCCGTTTGATCGGTTGCTTTTGTATTTTCTCAACCGCTGCGAGCAATTCGGTGTAGTGGCTTTCTTGTGCCTTAGAAGGCGAGAAAAACTCGCCCTCCAAGATCATGCCCATATTGTCAAGCGTCCA